CGTATTTAGTTGCTTCGTAATTTGACATAATTTATCCTAAGTTTTAATAATATACATAATAGTTAAATAAGGTTGTATAACTGACGTTGCATCTCCACTAAAGTTCGCACTCATATTGTGAGAATGACCATTACCTGAACCTGCATTACCCATGTTACCGGGAGATGCTCCACTTCTAATATAGCTACCGTAGTTATCATTTGAATATACTCCTGGATCACCACCTTTAGCTCCACTATGAGTATGAGAAGCAAGTTGCGGGGTTGATAAAGTTGCATTAGCTGTTGAACCTGAAACGTTTCCAGTTGCAGCCACAGTATTAGCACCGCCTGTTGATCCTACAGTTTTATTATTAGATTTACCAACAGGTATATTGTCAGCTAAATTTGGTATGTTAAAAGTAGAAGAACCATCTCCTGCTCCATAAGTTGTACCTACGACTGCGAATAAAGCTGAGTAAGTTGATCTTGATACAGCTGCACCATCACATTCTAAATATCCTGTTGGTATAGAAGAATCTGACCAAGGTATAATAGTTGCTGTAGGGATACCTTCAATATCAGTTAAATTAGCTCCGTCGAAATCATATTTTGTTGCTTCGTAATTTGACATAATTTATCCTAAGTTTTTATAATATATATTACAGTTAAGTATGGTTGTAAAACTGAAGTTGCATCACCACTAAAATTTGCACTCATGTTATGAGAGTGTGCATTACCACTACCAGCATTACCTGAATTTGTTGACTGATCACCAGCAGGTGCATTAAAGTATGGATTATTCGCCTGATTGTGTTGTCTCGATGCATAATTGTAATTTACACCTCCAGGGTGACTATGGGAAGCAAGTTGTGGAGTTGATAAAGATGCATTAGCTGTTGAACCTGCAACGTTTCCAGTTTTAGCTACAGTATTAGCACCACCTGTTGATCCTACAGCTTTATTATTAGAGTGACCCACTGCAACATTGTCAGCTAAATTTGGTACATTAAAAGTAGATGAACCATCTCCTACTCCATAAGTTGTACCTACGACTGCGAATAAAGCTGAGTAAGTACTTCTTGAAACTGCAGAACCATCACACTCTAAAAACCCTGTTGGCACTGAAGAAGAAGACCATGGCACTATAGTTGCTGTAGGAATTCCTTCAACACCTGTAAGGTTTGCTCCGTCGAAATCATATTTTGTTGCTTCGTAATTTGACATAATTTATCCTAAGTTTTTATAATATACATAATAGTTAAATAAGGTTGTACAACTGATGTTGCATCACCTACAAAATTAGCGCTCATGTTATGAGAGTGACCATCACCTGAACCTGCACTACCACTGTTTGAATTACCTGAAGCACCAGCTTGTAAATTCCACGCTGCTGATGGACCATTGAAGTGTCTACCAGGACCAGAAGCAATTGCATCCGGGTGACTATGGGAAGCAAGTTGTGAGGTTGATAAAGTTGCATTGGCTGTTGATCCACCAACATTTCCTGTTGATTCGACTGTTTCTGCACCACCTGTTGATGCTAAAGCTTTATTGTTAGATTTACTTACACAACATTTATCAGCTAAATCAGGAAGAGCAAAAGTAGAAGAACCATCTCCGGCTCCATAAGTTGTTCCTACAATTGCAAATAAAGCTGAATAAGTTGATCTTGAAACTGTTGCACCATTACATTCTAAAAATCCTGATGGGACAGAAGCAGTAGTCCATGGAACTATAGTTGCTGTAGGAATACCTTCAATACCAGCAAGGCTTGCACCTGAATAATCATATTTAGTCGCTTCGTAATTTGCCATTTTTTTCTCCTACGAAGAATATGATGTAGGTCTTGCGCCTAGTCTAGCAATTTTCTCCGCTTCTGTTTCATCTCTAAAAATTTCTGATCCTTCTGCATCAGTTCCATCTTGAATTTGTAAAGTATCATTATCCCATTCTAATTGTAATTGAGCTAAGTGAGCTGCATCCCATCTATTACTAAATTGACTAACGTCCCCTAGGTTTGCATCTGCATAACTACAATGAGGAGTTTCGTCTCTATGTTCTACTTCATCAGAAGTGTTAGAAGTACCATATTGAATAGCCCAAATATTTGCAAATTTAGAATCACTCCAAAAAGCATCATCATCAATTTTGTAGCCGATGCCTTCTTCAGCACCTTCTGCATAATTTTTAACTACTAATTTATCATCGAATATTACTGTCCAGTTTGCGTTAGTTGCCATATTATTTCTCCGTGTAAGTCCATCCTGTTGTAGCATCTCCAGAATATACTAATCCAAAAGCTGCACCCTGTGTGTTAATTACAAGATCAGATGCTGCGTTAGCTATATTAGAAGAGTTTCTACCAACAGTTAGTGCGTTAGTTTGAAAATCATATCCTTGATCTACAAAATTTACTTGATCACCTAAAGCTGGTGACGCTGGTAGAGTTATTGTAAACGCTCCACCATTTGTGTTAGCTAAAATTTGAGCACCCGCTTGAACTGTTTCAGCTGCAGTAATTGCTCTCCATTTTTTAAGTTCACCTGCTTTTACAACATTAGTTCCATCAGAATATAATGTGTAAGAATGTCCTTCACATAAAAGTACACCTGTTCCAGATGAAGTTTTAAAAGTTAAAGTATAACCAGCGTGATTACATGTATTATGAACAGTATAAGTTTTTTCTACTGAATCAGGAATAGTAACATTTACGTTTGCTTCAAGTGTTCCTGTTAATTTAATTACTTGATCTTTACCGTTTGATACAGCACCATTGGTAAATGTTAAAGATCTAGATGCATCAGTTACATTGAATGCACCATAACCACCAATTGCTTGCTCAAGAATTAATAAATTAGTATTAGTAATTTGTCCCCAAGTTCCTGAGTTTTCACCTGTTGTTTGAACAGTTAGTTTTAAATTTGCCGAAGTTGAGTTTGCCATATTTTAAATTCCTTATTTGTGTTTACTTTACTAAAAATTTGAGTTTGTGTCAAACTCATTATGCAGCTACTTCTACCCATCCTGGAGGATTTACTGGGGCTGTTCCAGTATCTATTGGATTCCAAATTATATTTTTATTAGTTCCTAAAGCCATTGTCAAGTCTAAGCCTGTTAATATAGCCAATGAATCTGGTGCTGTTGCAGTTCCTTCCTGCATAGTTAAATCAAAACCAGTTAAATTTACTAAAGTATTAGCATCTAAAACAGCTGTACCAAGAGCAGTTGTCATAGGTAAGGCTGTTGCAGTAACGTTAGCATCTCCAGTAACTGTTGGAGCATTTTCTTGCATAGTCATTGCTTGACCAGTTATAGATGCATCTGCATTAGCAGTTACATCAACACTACCTTCGACTATCGACAATAATTCACCGGTAACATCTACTAAAGTATTTGCGTCTAAAGTTGCAGTTCCTAATGTTGAAGTTAAAGCTTGACCTGTAATATTAACATCTGCGTTTGCAGTTACAGTAACAGAACCTAAATTAGAAGATAAAGCTTGACCAGTTAGATTTTGATTAACATCACCATTAATTGAAACGCTATTTAATGATAGCGGTAAATTAGTTCCTACAAGAATTCCACCTGTTGTAGCTTCTATTCCAACAGGAATATTAAATGTAGCTGGACTTAATGTTGAAAAAGGTGCTTCACCAAAAGCTGTTAATGTATCATTAGTAGGATTACTCTCTTGTAAAGTTAATTCAAAACCTGTTACATCAATCTCTTGATTAGATGATTGTGTAAGTGTTCCTTCTACTGCTGTTAAAGCTTGACCAGTTATACCAACATTTACTAATGAAGAACCATCCGCTGTTCCGACAGCAGAAACTAAAGTTGTTCCTGTAATAGGAACATTAGCATCTCCAGCGTTAACAGGAGAATTTTCTTGAGTTGTTAACTCAATACCTGATGGATATACAATTACACTAGATTCTTCTGCACCAAAAGGTGTCTCTGAATATGCACTAATTCCTAGGGCCATGAATTAGGCTCCTGTTTTTTGTTCTTCTTTTTCTTCTTTAGGTAATTCTGATTGTAATAAATCAGAATAATGTTTTTGTAGAACTTCTAAATCATTAAATTCTAAACTTACATTTTGTTTTTTAGCAACTATATTTTGAAGCTTTGATAAATACATCTTACCTTGACCAGATAATTTTTCACTATCATATTCTTTTTTGTTAAAGTTAAAAATCATTAAATTCCCCAGCCACCTGTAACATAACCAGCGTCGTTATTAAAACCAGAGTTATTAATATTTCCTTTAGTTAATTTTTTTTGATTATTAGAAGCATCAACTACAACAAAAAAATCACCATCTCCATCTGAAGTAGAGGTTGTAAGTTCTGATAGGTCTACATCTATTTGATCTGCTTGAATATCAATTAAGTTTCCGGCTCCAACGTTTAAAGTAACATCACCAGATGATCCTCCACCTGTTAAACCAGAACCTGCTGTAACAGCAGTTATATCCCCAACTGTAGGAGTTTGGAAGGTTGGAGGTGCTCCTGCTCCTGCTGAAGTTAAAACTTGACCAGCATTTCCTGTTGCTACTGCTACAGGATTTCCTGAAGCGTCATAAGAAATAATATTACCATCTGTACCTGATGCCATTTTTGCTAAAGAAACAGCATTGTCAGAAATGTGGGCTGTGTCTATTGAACCGTCAACGTATTGATTGCTGTCCACACTGTTCGCTGCCATTTTAGCAAGCGTCACATTAGAATCTGCTATCTTGGCTGTTGTTACATTAGAATCAGTAATTTTTGCAGTCGTAACTGCATTATCTTGTAATTCGGCTGTGGCTACACCAGCATCTTTA